CGCCATGCCGCCATAGGTCGTCATCACGTAGCCGTCCGTGACGCCCGCCTTGATCACCGGAGCCGGGTAGTTGCCCGACAGGTCGCCGCCCGCCGGTCCGGCCGGAGGCACGCCGACCTGCGACGCGAGCGCGACGATCTTCTCCAGCGACGCCTTCTTGCTCACGAGGTTCTGGCTGATCTCGACCATGTCGCCGGGCGACACCGTCGTGGCATCCGGCAGGTCGGAGATCGCGAGCGGCGGATAGAGATAATCCTGGCTCATGAGCCCTTCCTCTCGGTGACCCGCGGCTGGTTCTGCTCGGTCTTGCGGTTGCGCCGCTGGACTTCCGTGACGCGGCGGTGCTCGGGCGTGTCGTCGCGCAGCCAGTCGGTAACGTCGGGGCCGCTCTCCAGTGGCGCATCAGGCCGGTAGAACGGCAGCGCAATCGGATCGGGCGTGCGCGCGGGCATGCGATAGGGATCGTAGCGGTCGATGCAGCCCTCGGCCGGGTTGCGGCACACCTTGAGGCCGGGCGCGTTGGGGTCCGACATCAGCTCGGGGATCGCGCGCTTGGTGGCGCAGCGATCACAGATGGCGATGCCGAGCGTGCCGTTGCCGCGGGTGTCGAGGAACTTTCCGGAACTTCCGCTCACTCATCTCTCCCTAGGCGGTGTACGCGCTCAAACCCATGTCGTAGTTGGTCGGCGCGAGATCACGCTCCTCGCCCTCGGCCAGCTCGATGGCTTCCATCTCCTCCTGCTTGAGCATCGGGTAACGACTCATATCGGCCTCGGGCAGCGACCGACACAGCTTGCGCGCCAGCTCGGCGGTGACCGCCTCGTACCAGCGCCGCGGCAGGTCAAGGGACTGCGTCGGCTCGGTGACGGTGTCGAGGTACTCCTGCGCCCAGCACACGAGCTGATCGTACTTGGCCGACTGATCGGGCACTGGCCAGACGAGCAGGTAGGGCGCAGTGAGGTCGCGCTGCTGGTAGTAGTTGACGACTCGGCCGGGCGACGTCTTGTTCGGCATCCCGGTGTAGTCGTCGAGGTTCCACGGATCGATGACGATCTCCGAGGGCGTGTGGCCGAAGAACACCTCCTGCACGTCGAGCGTGACCTGGGGAGTCGTCGGCGGCACCGGCACCATCGAGCGAATCCGCCAGCCGCGCGAGACCGGCGCGCCGTCGATGTCGGTCCACACCCACATGCCGACCGTGGTGACACCGGTCACGCCATCGATGGGCACCCAGGTGACGTCGTCGGGCATCAGGTATTCAAGGAAGTAGCTGACCTCGATGGACGTGTTGAACTTGACGCCGAGCGTGGTGATCATCACCGGCTGGCTGAACAGCATGCCGATGACGCCGTTGGCGACGCTCTGATTGCACGACGTGTCGAAGTTGTCGTCGAACGCGGCCACCGCATTGCCGTCGACCGCGCCGGTCGGATCGAGCGAGAAGGGCGTGCCGCCAGTCGCCCGGAACAGCGTGCGCCGGGTCACCTTCGAGGCGACGTTAACGCCCGGCGGCAGGTCGATGCGGCCGGTGTTGACGTAGCACGGCAGGATCATGCGCTGGCGCTTCCAGAGCTGAATGCCCCGGTTGAGCAGCGCAGGGAACATCAGGTTGAGCTGATCGAGAGCCTTTTCGACGATCTCCGAGGTGAGCTGGACCGACTTGATCCCGCAACGACTCGTGGCCTCCTCGATCAGCTCGCGGGCCGTATAGGGACGAAGCTGGCCCGTGTTGCTGGCAGAGGTCATGGACTGCTCCTATCAGACGATCCCCGTCACCGTGGCGATGGCGGCGGTGCCCGTCTTGGTCACCCGCAGGTAGGCGATGGGGCCTTCAATCAGAAGGCCGCCGGTTGCGGTCAACGGAGCACCCATCGGTGCCCAGTTCACGCCATCCATCGAACCCTCGATCACGACGGTGTCCGGCGCAGTAAGCGCTGAGACGTACACACGTCGTTGCTGGACCGACGAGTTTCGCCAATCGCAGCCGACTGCCGTGCCAGCGGCCGCGGCTGACTGGTTGTACAGGGTAGCCTGGGAATAGCGGATGCCCATTTCTCACCTCGCCTTCGCAACGAGGTAGTTGTCGATGAAGAGCGTTCGCACCGCCGCCGTCTGATTGCGCGCCGAGAAAACGACTCCCATCGGAACCGTGCCAAGCTGGGCCTGCGTCGGGTTGGTGGCGACGCGCACCGCGCCGTCGTTGACGAAGGCGCGAAACACGCCGTCATCGGACGAGTAGGCGGCGACGATGTCGTACCACACGCCGCTCGCCATCGTCGGAAAGGCGACGTCGAAGACGTTGGTGCCGCCGACCCGGATGGTGAACTGGCCCGCCGTCTGGCCGGTCAGCTTGCGGAAGTACATGCCGTCGCTCGGCGGCGTGGTCAGCGGATCGACCGCAGCGACCGACAGGCCGAACAGGAAGCCGCCATTCAGGACGTCGTCGAGCTGAATGCGCGCCGCGAAGATCAGGTCCTTGCTGACGTTGGGCACGAAGGTGAGGTTGGGCGCGCCGTAGGCTATCGACATCTCGTTGTTGGCGACCGCCGAGGTCGACAGCGAAACGACTCCGCCATCGGTCCCGGCGACCAGTCCGACCGCGCCGCCGCCGTTACTGGTCCATTCGAGGACTCGGTAGTTGTTGAAGTCGTCGTACTGCAGATTGTAGAGCAGCGGGTTCGGCCATCTCAGGTCGGCAAGACCCGAGTTTTCCGGCATGTTGTTCACGCCTGACGGAAACCGCGCAATGTCAGACTGCGCCATGCGGTGCTCCATTGTTAGTCGGAACTGCCGACCCAGTTAGTGTAGCGACGCAGTGAGATGGGCGACTGCTGACCCACCCCACCGCGCCGCTGTCCGCGCGAAGGGCAGCGCGAGACGCTAGGCTCCCGGCGTGCCGAATACGGTGCGGCCGTTCGTCCACGAGCAATCCCAACGGCTCGTAACCTTGTAGCGCATCGAGTCGGTCTCGAAGTCGCCTTCCATGGACTTCTGGGCCATCCTGCGGGTCAGGAACTGCAGGCCCATGCGCTCATTGGTGTGAATCCACCACGCTGTCGGCGAGGTGAGACGGGTGATGACGCAGAAGCCCTTGGGCAGAATCTTCAACGACATGATGGGGTTGATGTCGTTGTTCGCGCCGCCCGTGCGCAGCGCCGACTTGGTGATGACCTCGGCCTGGAATTCATTGTCGGGCGAGACCACGAGGCACTCGGGGTCGATGCGCACGCGCTTCTGGTCGTTGTCCCAGGTCTTCCTGATCTGGATCAGCATCGCCTCGACCGAGGTCTGCGACATCGCCGCAGGCGTCGGCAGGACGTTGGAATAGACGCCGCCGACAATCGGGTGCGAGCTGTTGACCAGCGACACGCCGTCACCGCCGAGGTAGGGCGCGGTGTTGGTGAACGAGAAGTTGAGCACGTTGGCCGCGGCGGTCTCCTCGGTCTCGACCATCGCTTGGCCGAGCTGCTCGGAGTAAATCTTGCCGAGGTTGATGTGATCGCCGTCCTCGACCAGCACCTTGGTCATGGCGTAGGCCGCGCCGTACTGGCGGTAGACGTAGCGCTTGTTGAAGAGCACGCCGCCCTGCTTGTACTGCACGCCCGTGCCATCCGGCATCTGCGGCGCGGAGCCCAGGCCGAACATGACCGGCTCCTCGTGGTAGGCGCGCGGGGTGCCCGGCTTGGTCGTGAAGATCGCCTTGTACTCGTCCTTGCGCTGGCGATACACGCCATCGAAGTGCTCGTTCATGATCGGCTCAACGATCACCCTGAACTGGGTGCTATTCATCGGAACGGCCATTGCGGGCCTCTTGGATCAGAAAGTTTGACCGCTCTTGCTCAGCCCGGCGTCGTTGGGCATCGGGAGAGGAAGTCCGCAAATTTGCGGACTTCCCCGAGTCGTTAGGCGATCTGCGCCTGCTTGGCGTTGATCTGGACGAGGATGCGGGTGAACAAGTCGCCCCACCGGTTGTCGTCGTAGGCCGACAGGCCGACGATGGTGAACGTCCCGGCGGTCGCGCCGGTCGGCGCGCTGAGCGCCTGCGTCGAGAAGCCGGTGAAGGTCGAGCCGGTGACCGCGCCGATGTTGCAGGCCTCGCCCATCGCCGTCATCGGCACCGGGCCAAGGGACTGGCCCTCGAAGATGATGTCGTAGTCGGCGGTGTACTTGGCGATCATCGAACCGGCGTCGTAGGTCTGTCCGGCCGGGAAGTAGGGCAGCACGAAGCGCTTGGTCGCCGCGGTGAACTCGCAGCCCGCGAAGACGCCGATGCAGGCACCCGCCGCGCCAGACGTGACCTGCAGCGTGCCGTCAGTGCCACGCATGACCGGCGTGCCGGTGAAAATATTCGAGGTGTAGCCGGAGAGAATGCCGTCGACCTGATTTTCGACGCGAATGGTGCCGGACGGATGCCGGGCGGGCACAAGCCCCTGCGGGGCCAGTGTGGCGCTCATGGGGGTCTCCCTGAGAGGTTGATGTGGACGTCACAGGCCAGGGCGCGAATTGCGCTCGCCTACTCCGTTCCGACACCAAGACCCCGCGCGCTTAAACCCGAACCAACTGGCTACAAGGACTACGGCCGCGCGGGCGGCAACCTCCTACGAGAGTGGGCCGAGACTATGCTCGGCCCATTGGAGTCGTCAACCCTCGAACTGGTACTTGGGCGGTCGCATCATGCGATTGCGCATCTCGATCATGTCGTCTTCGAGCGTGACGCCGCCGCCGCGGGCACGCGCGCTCTCGTCCATCGCGTCGAGGTTCTGGAAGATGCCGTTCGCCATCTCGGTCGGCTGATCGAGGTGGAACTCGCGCATGTAGTCGGTGAACTCCTGCTTGGTGCATTCCATGGCGACCATCTCGCGCCACATCACCGCGCCCGCGAAGTGGCCGTCCTTGACGGCGTCGACGTCGGCCGCCCAGCCGAACTGGGTGAGGGCGGCGTATTCGATGAAGCGGTAGCCGTAGCGCTTGCGCCGAAGGGGAGTGTCTGACGGGTGCGTCGTCGACACCCAGCAGGAATGCCAGCCCTCCTTCACGGGGAGGTTGGGGAGGGTCCCCTCCGACCACTTGGCGCGGATCGCCCGCCGACGAACCGGATCGGTCATCTCGGCGGCGCGCTCGCGCTCCTGGGTGGTCATCTCGTGCTCGCCGTAATTCTCGCCCGCGCGGGCGTAGTCTTCACGGTCGCTCAGCCGCTCGTCTTCGACCGGCGTCGGTGTCTTGGCCATCGTGTGCTCCTACCTGATTTCGCCGCGCTCAAGCCTGCGCTGGCCTTCCTGCCAGCCCTTGAGCAGCCGACTGCGGCGTCCCTTCTGCTCGTCGTTCAGCCCCTCGGTGTGCAGGATGCCCTCGCCTTCGAGGTATTCGCGCATCATCGGGTCGAGACGGAACGTGTTGCCGGTGCCGCGTCGCCCGCCCTGGCCCCCGGCAGTCGGCGGCCGACCGCCATTGCCGTTGCGGCGAACCGGTGCTTCACGGCGCGGCGGCGGCGCGTCGTCGTCAGCGCCCTCCTCCGCGGCCGGATAGATTCCGCGGGCCGCGAGTTTCTTCTCCAGCGTTGTCCAGTAGAGCGGCGTGTTAGAGCGGTATCCTTCCGCTGCCACTGAATCATCAATCGCCTTGATAATCAGAGTGGTCTCGTCCGTGCCGTTAGGATCAAAGTCAAACCTTTCGATAAAGGTCTGAGTGAAATCCTGCGTGCGCTGATCAAGACCTTCGTTGCGTTGCGGAGCCGGTTCTTGACCATTGCCGTTGGCCTGGGGCCGAACGCCACCGCCCCTCTTGAACTCCTCGATGATGCCGTTCTTGTGCCGATTGAGCTGCCAGACGCGCGATTGCGCCTCTTCCTTGAGGGCGCGCAATTCGTCGTAGCGCCCGAGGTCCCCGGCCGCCACGGCCTTCTTGATCTCGGCATCGGCCAGGGTCAGCGCCTGATTGGCCGCGCCGAGCTGGTTGTCGAGGTTCTGCACGGTCAGCCCAATTTGGCTGTTGCCCATCTGGCCGAGCATGTTGGTCAGCGCGTCGACCTTGGCGGTGAGCTGGTCGATCACCTGATCGCGGCCGGTCACCGAGTTCTTGCGCTGCCGATTGCGTCGCTGCCGACGACTCAGGCCGCGCTCTTCGACCTCGTCGTCATCGGCGACGTCGTAGGCGAGGCGCGCATCCTCTTCGAGGTCGGCATCCTTCACCGCGGCCTTGGGCTTCGGCTTGGCTTCCTCGGTGTCGACCTCGACCTCTATCTCCTCTTCGGCCTTGTCCTTCACCAGATGATCCATGCCGCCGACCATCACGGTGCCACTGCCCGTCGAGGCCTCGTCGATCTCTTCGTCTTTAGCTGCCATGGTTGCCCCCTCTAGCTGGTCACTACTGCCAGCGGATCGCCGGTCACCAAGCCGATGAGGTCGGTGTCCTTGCAGATCATGAACACCGCGTGCTCGTCGGGCAGACCGCCGGGGACCGGCACGATCCAGCGGTCGCCGCCGTACATCGGGCAGCGCACGAAGTCGCCGACCTTGCACCAGTCGCCTTCCGGCCAGGGCAACAGGTTGTCGCGTCGCTTGAAGGCAGACGGTCCGAAGCTGCGGACCAACCCGGTCTGCACCCGGTAGCGCTCGGCGTCGCGCGAGTCGTCGGGAATGATCAGGCCGCCCTTGCTCAATTTGCGGGGCGTCCTGAGCTGCAGCAGCACCAGATACCCGAAGGGCACGATGCCAGGATCGACGTCGGGAAATGCGATCAGCAACGCCTCGGTCGTCGCCTTGTCCTTCAGCACAGTCACATTGACGGTAGACATCACAGGTTAACCTCTCTCGTCCTCCTGCTGGTTGGCTTCCGCTACAGCCTCCTCGATGCGCTCGCGCATGCTGCGGAGCACAGCGAGCATCCCAGCGACTCGACCAAAGCCGAACTCGGTCTTGTACTCGTCGCTGGGATACTCGGCCGCCTGCAACGCCTCCTCGCGCAGTCCATCGAGGAGACGGAACAAAGTCTCAAGCGGCAGCACGCTACTTCACGTTCTTGGCCGGAACCTCTTTCGGGGTGCCGTCGCCACGGCCCAACGCAGCGGCCGACGCTTCCTTCAACGACTCGCCCGCGGCCAGTGACTTATGCAGGTTCACCGGGCCTTTTGTGTTCGGGCTCTTCGATACCTTGTCGCTCATCGTCGTCCTCCATCGAAATCAGTTTCGCAATCAGCTCGGGGCCGTTCGGCGGGAAGATGTGCATCTTGCCGTCCGGCTTCTCCCAGATGCGCGGCGCTTTGCGCACCCAGCCCATCTCCTCGGGCGTGTAGTTGACGATCTTCATCGCCGCTTGGCCGAGCCTCCGCTGCAGAACTTGGGATCGTCGTGGTAGCTCACCTTTCCACCTTTTTTGAAAGCGGCGGCGGGCACCTCGGGCTTGAACGCCTCCATCGGCGAAGCCATGCTCGGCTTTGCGAGCTTCGCCATGGTCGGCATCTTCGGCCTGCCGGTCGACACGCCAAAATTCTTCCTCGGCATCTCTTCCCTCCTACGACGAACGTGGTCCGCGACCGATGCCGGTCCCGGTCTTCAGGTTGGTGGCCTTGCGCGCCTTGGCGCTCTCCTTGGCGATCTTCAGCGCCGTCTCGTTGTCTTCTTGGTTGGTCTCCAGCTTCACCTGGGCGGCCTCCTCGGCGATGCTCTCGCGCGACTCGTTGGTCGCGTCGATGCCTTCCAGGCGCGCCGCATTGGCTTCCTGGGCCTGCTCCGCCCTGAGCTGGGCGTCGCGCGCCTTCTGCATCGTCGACTCGCGCGCCGCCTGCTCCTTCGACGCGACCTCGCGCAGCTTCATCTCTTGGTCGAGTTCCTTGGCCTGCAGGTCGGCCGCAGTCTTCGCCGCGTCGTTCTCCATCTTGCGCTGGTCGGCCTGCGCCTTGGTCATGGTCGAGACCAGTTGCAGATGGGTCTTGGTCTTGTCGGTCTCGGCCTTCTGCTGGTCGGCCATCGTCTGGCGGTCGACGTCCTTCATGGCGACGACGCTCGGGTCCATCGGCATCGGCGGCGCGAGGCGCTGCATCAGTTGCTGGGCCTGCGCGATCACCGCGGGCAGGCGCGCGAGTCGTTCGTCGGCGTATGCCATGATATCGGGCTGCAGTTCGGCCAGCAGGCGGTCGAGCGGCGCTTCGTACTGCGTCCCCGCCATGCTCTCGATGGTGAGCGACGGGTCGCCGGTCTTCTCGCGCAGCACGGTATTGGCTGCGTCGAGCGCGGCGTCGGCATACCACAGCGCCAGATGCTCGGCGAAGTGCGGCAGCATCACCGGCAAGTACTTCGATGCGATGATCGGGTTGGAACCGAACAGCGGCGACATGATGTAGGCGGCGTGCGTCGCCAGATGGGCCTCGTGGTCCTGGCCGGGGAACGCCTTGATCGGCAGCCCGGCCGCCGCGGTAGTGTTCTCGGCGACCGCGTTCTGCTGCACCGGCTCGGGGTTGGGCGTCAGGAACTGGTCGGGCTCCGGCACCTTCATCTGCTTCAGCAGATACTTCTCGGTGTTGCGCAGGTTATAGACCTGCGGCAGGAGTTGCGCCCGCTGCGACACGAGCTGGGCCATCGACTGGCGCTGGATGTCGCTGAAGATGCGCGGGTCGGACACCGGGATCACCCGCATCGGACCCTGGAAGTCTTCGCGCCGCACGATCAGCTCGCCGAACTGATCCTGCACCTTCACGTTGTCGACGGTCTCGGCGTTGATGTCCCAGAGCTGGCGCAGGAAGCGCGCCATGGATCGATGGAGTCGTCCGTGGACCGCGCCGAAATTCTTGAGACCCTGCTCGATGAACATGTTGGCGGTGCCGACCGGCGTCTGGCCACCGAACTTGTCGAACTCATCGAACGTCGTGCGAATGACGCCCTGCGCCGCGTCGACCAAGAACCCCAGCAGGTTGAACAGCACCGACGAGGGCGGCGGGAACGGCAGCGGCATGTAGGTCTTGCGAACGTCGTCCTGGGCGAGCGAGCCCTGGACCTCGGTCGTCTGCATCGGCTGCGCCTTGATGTTCTGGCCGCCCGCCGTCGCGCCGCCCTTGAGCCGAACTCCCGTCTGGGAGTTGTTGAGATGCGCCGCGTCCATCAGGGCGCGCAATGCGCCGGTCGCGGCACCGGACAGGCCGCCAATCATGTGCGTCATGCCGATGGGGTAGCCGCCGCGCCACGGGTAGAACGGCCATTCGATGACGAAGTCGAGTCGTTGCTTGTCGGCGTCGTTCTGCTTCCAGTTCCGATAAATCGCCAGGACTTTCTTGGTCGTGTCGTCGACCGTGACGATGTAGGGCTCGGCCGGGTCATCGTCGTTGTCCAAGCCCATCATCACCGACGTCTCGTAGACGCGCCGGATGCTGTCGATATTCTCGCTCGGCTGGTCCTCACGTCCGATGATGCGCGAGGTCGCCTGTTGCGACCTTGTCGGGTCGGGCACCTCGGCCGCCGCCTCGGGATCGATCACGTCGAGCCAGAGACTGGAGCGGACATTGTCGGCGAACTGCCACTTGTCGACTTCCATCTCGTGCGTGATGCGCGGCTGCGAATAGATCGAGCCGTCGCTCCACGGACGATGGACCTTGTCGATGGGGATGGCGATGACACTCATGCCCTGCGAGTCGTAGATCGTCTTGGTGTAAAACGCGCCGCCCAGCGAGCACTGGGTGAAGCCCATCTCGAACTCGTAGGCGACGTTGGGCATCAGCTCGGTGAGCTGCAGGTTCATGTAGCGCGCCGTGCGTTCGGCTTGGTCGTCCTTCTCGGTGGTCGGCGTGCCGATGGTCTTGGCCTTGACCGGCCCTTCCGGCGGCATCATCTCGTTCATGATGCGAGACGCGAAATCGATGGCGCTTGCCGTCAGCATCGGATGAACGACTCGGGACGCGCCAGGGAAGGTTGCCCCTCCCGGCGCGTCCTCTCCCAAGCCTGTTCTGCGCAGGCCTTCCTCATACTGCTTGTCGCGCTTGGCCCGCGCCTGCTTGTCGATCTCGATGGCGTCGATCAGGTCGGTGGCGATCTCGCTGAGCCGCGTCGGGTCCATGCCCTCGGCGAGGTTGGCGAAATGGTCCTGCGGCGCGGCCTGGGGCAACGCCTCCGGCATCTGGACGTCGACGTTGCCGAGTTCGTCGATGATCAGGTCGGAACCGGCCGGAGTCGTTGTTTGCAGCGTCGTTGTGCCGATGTCGGACCCTGGCTGGGCGAACGGGTCCTGCATGGCCGTGGGATCGGACATCAGCTACGCCCTCCGCTGCAGCGCCGCAGTGCGCCGCCGGGGACGCGGCCACCCTCCTCGAACAGGCCGACACCGCGGCCGATGGCGGCG